GGCGGGCATCGATCGGGCCCTGGCCCTCGGCCTCGAGGACAACCGGCGGGCGGTCGCGCTCATGTACTACGCCGGGCTGCGCTGTTGTGAGGTGGCGCGCCTGCAGTGGGGCCCCGATGTCGATCTCGTCGAGGGCTGGCTGACGGTGCTGGGCAAGGGCAACAAGACCCGCAAGGTCCCGATCTTCCCGCCGCTCGAGCCGTTCCTGGCCGCCGGCGCCGGCGAGACGGGCCACGTCTACCGCACGGTGCGGGGCCGATCAGTGACGCCGGCACGCCTGTCGTATCTGGTGAACGAGCACCTGCGGGCGGCGGCCTGCCCGTTCACGTGCCACCAGATCCGGCACCGGTTCGCCACCCACATGCTCGACCGCACGAAGAACCTGCGCCTGGTGCAGGTGCTGTTGGGTCACGCCAACGTGGCCACGACCGAGATCTACACGCTCATCGACCTCGACGGCTACGGCGGATTGCACGACCTGTGGTGACACACTGCCCGGCATCGAATCGCACCTGCACGCCGTGCCTCGACCTGTGCCGCGCCCACCCCACGCGTACGTCCGCTGGGCCCGGATCCAGGCCCGCTACACGGCGGCCGCCGTCATGGCCGCCGCCCTGACGGTGTGGCTGGCCGCCTCGGAGGCCTGGGCCCCGGCGCTGCTCGCCGCCACCGTGATGGTCGGCTACGTGATCGGCCGCCACGAAGCGGCCCGCCGGCGGCGCCTGGCCCTGGGCGTATGGCTCAAGCTGGCCGACGCCGAATAGCCGGGGATCCCCTGGTCCAGGGTGCGCCGGGGGTGTGACAACGAGGAGCCCGACCGTCTCGCCCCGAAGGTGCGATCCCTTCCCATCGCCGAGAAGCGGATCTTCTCTGCGATGAGACTTCTCGGAGTGGCCGGGAGGAGCCTGCGCGGGTCAGGACCTCCCGAGGACACGAGCCGGCCGGGCACCTCGGAATGCTGGTGTCACCGCGACCCTACCGCGCCCGCTGCTCCCGCTCATCGAGGGTGCCGGCCTCATAGCCCGCCTCCCACCAGCCCGTCCGCAGGCGGGGGTACAGGACCATGCCGCCGGCGACGACGGCGCTGCACACCGCGGCGACAAGCGCGCCCGGCTCGCCGGTGAGGGCCAGGATGGCCTGGGCGGCTGCGCTGGCGCCGACGAGGGCGGCGCCGCCGTAGAAGTACCGGTCGTAGGTCATGGGCGGGCCCGCCGTCCGGGGGACCGTCCACGGTCCACGGTGGACGCCTCCAGGCCGGCGCGGAGGAGCTCATCGACGAGCTCGCGGGTGGACAGGCCCCGGGCCCGGCGGAGCTGGTCGATCTGGTCGCGCAGGTCCTTCTCGACCCAGACGGTCCAGCGGACGTGGCGGTCCTCCCAGCGGGTGCCGTTGGCGGCCGCCGGCGGGGCGAAGCGCTGGGCGAGGATGTCGGCGGTGCTGTCGGCGGTGCTGTCGGGCTGGTTCACGCCGTGGCCTCGATCAGCTCGAGGTCGAGACCGGCGGCGAGGGCGGCGAAGGCCTCGGCGACCTCACCGGTGGGCTCGAGGCCCTGGAACGGGACTCTCCGCCGCCACGCCTCCTGGAATCGGACGCGCTTGGGGATGGTGGCCAGCACCGGGAGGCCGAGCTCGGCGAACCCGGCGACGCTCTCACGTGAAACACGGGTGGCTTCGGTGCGGTTGACCACCAGGCCGGTGATGGCCACCTCGACGTCGAGGGCGCCGCGCAGGGACCGGATCTGGTCGATCAGCAGCTCGAGCCCGTGCTCGGAGGCGGGGTCGGCGCCGACGACGATCAGGACCTCGCGGGAGGCGATGAGGGCGTTGTCGGTGAGCAGGCCCAGGGAGGGCGGGCAGTCGATGAGGCACAGGTCGTAGTGGGCGGCGAGCCCGGAGGAGGCCAGGACCCGGGCCAGGCGGAACTCCCGGCCCCGTTCGCCGGCCAGGCGCAGGTCGACGACGAACATGAGCGGGCACGCCGGTAGGAGATCGACGCGCCCGGCGCCGACGAGGTGGCCGTCGCCGGTGGGTTGCCACACCTGCAGGTCGATGAGCTCGGCCAGGCCGACGCCGGGCGACTCGCCGATCAGCACCGTGGCCAGGTTCGGCTTCTCGCCGCTGTAGAGCTGCTCTCGGCCGAGGGCGATGGTGGCGTGGCCCTGCGGGTCGGCGTCGATGACGAGCACGCGGGCGCCGGCGGCCGCCGCCGCGGCGGCGAGCGCCACGGTCACCGTGGTTTTCCCGACGCCGCCCTTCTGATTGCAGATGGAGAGGGATCGCATGACCGGCGACCGTACACCGTGGACCGTGGACCCGCTTCAGACCTGCGGGCGGGCCTGTGGGAGGTCGGTGGGGGATTCACTAGGGACGTGGGTTCGGCTCTGTCCGCACGAGGATCGACGCGCCGGTGGCGCAAGCTGCGCGCCGCCGTGCTCGTGCGCGACAACGGGATCTGCCACATCTGCGGCCTCGGCGGCGCCCGCTCCGTCGACCACATCGTCCCCCGGGCCCACGGCGGCAGCGACGAGCTCTCGAACCTCGCCGCCGCGCACGGGTCGTGCAACTCGGAGCGGGGAGCGCGGGTGGCCGAGCAGCCGGTCACGTCACGGCAGTGGTGATCAAGCCCGTGCCAGGTCACGCGGCGCGGGTGACGCGGATGAACGCCGGCAGGTACTGGCCGACTCCGCCGGTGCCGCCAATGACGGTTCCGGTGGCGCCCGAGACGGTGGCGGCGAAGCTGAGCGCGTGGGCGCCGGCGGTGGGCGTGAACCGCCGGGCGAGGTGCACGGGGGCGATCATGGTCGCGCTCGCCGGGTTGCCGACGGCGCCGAGCCGGCCGATGGACACGCCGTCCTGGTAAAGCCAGAGGATGAGGTTCGCGCCGGCGACGGCGGGAGGGACCACGGCGGGCGCGAAGCACTCGACGAGCACCGGGGTTGCGCCATCGAACGTGACGACGCCCGCGGCGACGACGAGGTCGGCGCTCGTCTCGACCGTCGAGGTCACGGCCTTGGTCGTGGTGAGCTCGGCGTAGGTCAGCTGTGCCGGCGGGGGGAACAGGTCGACCCACGCCGAGCCGTTCCACCGCTCGATGGCACCGGGCCGGTCATCGCGCATGGACAGCTGATTGACGGCGGGCGAGGTGAGGGCCGAGGTCCGGGCCGCGGCACTCGGGAACCGGGCGACGGTCTGGCTCATGAGGTAGGCGTTGACGTCGGCGGCGAGGGCTTCCTCGCCGGCGACGAAGGTCTTGTAGGCCACGGGGTTTCTCCTATCGGTAGACGTTGCCGCTCGTGAGCCGGGCGAAGGGATGCCCACCCCAGTGCATGATCCGGGCGAAGAGGTCGGCGTAGGCGAGACCCCACGTCGTCTCCCACCTCGAGTGACTGAACTGGTGCCTGACACCGAAGACGCGGCCGGTGGTGTCGTAGGTGACGTCCTCGCCCGGCGGGGTCCACAGCACCCGGGCCCGGTCGACGACGAGGCGGGCGCCCAGCACGGCAAGCCAGGCGGTTGGGTCGAACCGGGGGGTGAGCGTGACGGCGGTGATCCGGGCCCTCGGGAAGGCCCAGAGCCCGAGCGTGTAGGTCGCCCAGGCGCCTACCTGGGCGTCATCGGCGAGGCCCAGGTCAGTTCGTTTGTGGCCCCGCTCGCCGTACAGCGTGATCGACGCCGTCGAGGTGGCGGTGACGGTGGTGCCGCCGGTTCGGGCGGCGGCGACGGAGTTGACCAGGGAGAGGCTCGACGCGTCGACCGTGGCGTCGGTGACGATGTCGTAACCCTCGACGCCGGGGGCGCACCCGACGGTGACCACCGGGTCCGGGGTGGTCGCCCAGGTCGAGCGGGCGTGGAACTGCAGCGCCCCGTCGGGGTCGAGGTAGACGTGGCCGATCTCGTCGCTCGCGGCGCGGCCGATGAGCTCCCACGCCGATTGCGCCAGCGTCGTGGCGGCGAGCGTGACCGTGGATGGGTCCAATCGGGTGGGCCCCGTGTACCCGTAGTGCGTCAGGATCCGGGTGATCCGGGCGTCGGTCGTATCGCCGGCACCGACCTCGGGCTGCTCGCCCCGGTCGAGCCCAACCAGGATCTTCGTGTTGTCCGAGGACACGATCCGGACCCGCCGCTCGGCGGGGTGGGGGGTCCACGGCGCGGCCCACGTGTCGACGGTGCCGGTGTGCAGAGTGATGCGCTCTACGGTCGCCGGGCTGGTGAGCACCTCGGTGAACACGAGGACCGCTGCGCCGGGCCCGAGGCGGGAGCGGCCGCCGTACTGGTAGGGACTGTCGGGGTTGAGCGGGTCATAGATCCGCTCGGGGTCGCGCAGGATGAGCTCGGCAGTCGCGGCCTCGGCCTGATACGGGTTGCCGGGGCCTCCGCCGAGCTCGGTCTGGCCCTCGAGCACGTCGCACGAGACGTCGACCCAGAGACCTCCCGAGGGCGGCGTCGGGCCTGGGGCGGCGGCCGGCGAGGTCCACACGTTGCCGGCGTCGAGGCGGTCGGTCGCGTGGGGTCCCCAGTGCAGACCGGTTCCGGCCTGGATCGCGACCCAGACGTAGAGCCGGACGTTGTCGCCCCACCACGGGCTGGCCGCTCCGCCGGGAGTGCCCGGCCAGGCCACGGCTCAGCCCCACTTGAACGCCGGCGTCGACCACCGCACGTCGTAGTTGGTCGCCGAGTTCTTCGTGGCCAACTGGCCGGTCGTGCCACCCGTGGGGACACCCGGCCCGGCCGGGCCCTCGGCGCCGGCCGCACCCGCAGGGCCAGTATCGCCGGTGTCGCCCTTGGGTCCCTGCACGCCCGTGGCGCCTGGGGTGCCCGCGGGGCCCTGGGTGCCGGTCGCGCCCGTGGCGCCGGTGTCGCCCTTGTCGCCCTTGGGGCCCTGGGCCCCGGCCGCCCCCGCGGCACCCGTATCGCCCTTGGGACCCTGCGCGCCGGTGGGGCCGGTGGGACCGGGGACCGTCGAGGCGGGGCCCGTGGCGCCGGTGTCACCCTTGGGGCCCTGCACGCCCGGCGTACCGGGGTCGCCCTGGTCGCCCTTGGGGCCAGTGGGCCCCGTGGGGCCGGGCACGGTCGAGGCGGGGCCCGTGGCGCCGGTGTCACCCTTGGGCCCCTGGGTGCCGGTGGCCCCGGTGGCGCCCGTGTCGCCCTTGAGCCCGGTTGGGCCAGTGGGCCCCGTGGGGCCGGGCACGGTCGAGGCGGGGCCCGTGGCGCCGGTGTCGCCCTTCGGACCGGGGTCGCCCTGGTCGCCCTTGGGGCCGGTCGGGCCGGCGGGGCCGGCGATACCCCGGCCGCCAGGGGTCGTGGTGCCCGGGATGGGGCCGTTGCGGCCCGACCACCGGCGCAGCGCCTCGACGAGGTCGGCCTGCAGGCGCGGAGAGTCGGGGCCGAGGCCGGTCGACGCAACCGACACATTGATCGTGGTCGTACCGCCCCCGGTACCGGGGCCCTCCTCGAGGGCCCGGGCCCTCGACGGGCCGGCGGGGATGATCCGGCCGGCCACAGCGGGGGTGAAGAGCTCGGGGCCACGCTCGCCCACGACGTAGGCGGCCCCGCGGGCGACGGGGCCACCCGAGGCGCGGGGGTGGGCGTTGAGCCACTTGAGCACCATCTCGGGGGTGACCGGCCCCACAAAGTTGGGCATGCGGGCCCAGAACTCGGCCATGGCCTTGTCGGCCGGGGAGGTGTCGGCGGTGACGACGGCGTGGGCGCCGGCGCCGATCTGGTTCAACTGGCCCTGCGTGCCGGCGAGCCTGCCGGTGGCCTCGGCGTTGTTGAGGTTGACGGCGGTGTTGATGTTGGCCGGGGTGAGGCCGAGCGAGTCGACGTATGCCTCGGCGGCCTCGCGGCTGTATCCGGTCTGGACCATGGTGTTGACGAGGGCCTCGCGGTTGCGGGCGAGGCTCGCCGAGGCGACGTCGAGCGAGCCGGTCTCCTCGTATTGGGCCTGCGCGAGGCTGAGCATCGACTCGGCGTTGGCCTGAATGGCCGAGTTGTTCTCATTGATCGCAGCTACCTGGGCGAGGCTCGACGCGGTCCCGGCGTCGGTGGCGCCCGCCGCGGCCATCCGCTGCTCGGTGAGGGTGCGCAGTAGTTGCAGGCTGTTCTGGGAGTACTGGGTTTCGGCCTGGCGGGCGTCGAGGTGCCCGGAGATGAGCGCGTCGAGCGACATGCGGAACGCGTCGACCTTGTCGGCCGCCGTGGCGGCGGCGTCGTTGTACTTCTCCTGGGCCTCGGTCATGTTGAGCGTGCCCGTAGTGGCGAACAGGGTCTTCTCGTAGAGGGCCTGCACCTTCTCGGCGGCGCCCGGTTGGGTGAGGTCGATCTTCTCGGCGGCGGCGATCTCGCGCATCCGCTGGTTCATGATGTCGATCTCGGCATTCATGAACCGGCCCGCGGCAGTCGTCGTGTCGATCGAGGTGCCGGTGCCCTCGAGGCCGTGCGCGGTCTGGACCGACGCCTCGGCGAGGCCGAACAGGGCCATCTCGCCCTTGCGTAGCTGGGCCTCGTATTCGGCCTGCTTCGCGTTGAGAGTGATGACTTTGGAGGTCTGGTCGTCGAGGCTGTTCTCGACGTCGTGGAACGGAATCAGGACGTCGGCGACCGCCGCGGCTACGTCGCCGGTACCGAAGTCCTTGAACTGGCTTTTCGTCTTCACGATCTCGTCGGTGAGCCGGGCGCTCGCCGCGTGCATCTCGTCGAACGAGCTCGTGTCGACGTCGCGGGTGACGGACTCGAAGAACTGGTCGGCGGCCTCCGAGCTCGTGTCGAACGCCGAGACGATCCCGTAGACAAGGCCGGCAGCGGCGAGGGCGAGCATCCCGGGCAGCGTCGCGGACAGGGCATAGCTGAGGGCCTGACTCGAGGCCGTCAACACGCCTTGCTGAGCGGCGACGGTGAGGAACGCCTGGCCCATGTAGATGGCGGACTCGGCGACACCCTTGACGTACTTGACGACGTCGAGGGCGACCATCTTCACTTGCCCGGCGATGACGGGCCCGTAGGCGGCGGCCAGGCCGACCAGGCCGACCGAGGCCAGGAACTTGACGGCCTCGGCGTGTTCGGTGACGAACTCGGTGCCCTTCTCGATGGCGGGGACCATGTTGTCGCCGATGACTGTCGCGACCGCGGAGACCGCGGGGATGAGCAAGGTCCCGGCGGACTCCTGCAGGTTCCCGAACTTGACCATGAGCTTGTCGAGCGGGGTGCCAGCGGCCTCGGCGGCCCCGCCGAACTCCTTTTGCACCTCGGCCAGAATGATCTTCTGCGCGCCGAGCACATCGCCCGTCTCGACGAGGGTTTGCACCTGAGTCTTCTGGGCCTCGGTGAACGACACGCCGGCCCGCGACAGGGCAGTCATGCCCTTGATCGGGTCGTTCAGCGCCTTGCCGAGTTGGATGGACGCGCCCGACATGTCGGTGCCGAGGGCGGTGGACATGTCGAGGGCGGCCTGGGTGGCCTGGTCGAAGATGTCGTTGCCCTCGCCCACGACGTTCTGGACGCGGGTGAAGGTCAACAGCAGGTTGGCGCCGGACTGGATGGCCTCGTCATCGGCGCCGGTCTTGTCGGAGATGGCGGAGGAGAGCTCGCCCACCTGCGTGGCGCTGGTCCACGCCGCGGCGCCGGTGGTGCGGATCACCCGTTCGGTCTCCCGGCCGATCTTCGCTGACTCCTCCGCGGCATTGAACGCGGAGATGCCGAGGGCGACGAGGCCGGCGACGCCGGCGGCGGCGCCCGCGGCGATGGCCTTGCCCATGCCCGAGCTCTTGGTGCCGAGGTCATCGGCGCTCTCAGAGGTTTCGGCGAACGCCTTCTTGGCCTGGGCGGCGTTGGCCAGGATCGTGATGGAGAGGGTCGCGGTCACCCGTCGATCTCCTCACGGACGAAGTGGCCGGTGTCGATCAGGATCTGTTCGGCTGTTTCCAGGGCCCGGGTGTCACGTCCCAGCCACGACCGCCACGGGGTGCCGGTGACGCAGGCCACGGCTACGGCTCGCTGGGCAACGGTCCCGGGTCGGTAGGGCCCTCGGTCGGCCCGCTCCCACGGGTCGCCTTCTTCTCGTAGGAGTCGAGGAGGTTGACCCACTCCTCATACGGGGGCGGGTCGGCCTTGGTGCGCACGAGCGCGGCGTGGATCAGGCTGGTCTCCAGCGCCACCCGGTTGTTCGGGTACCCGCGGACGGCGACGGCCTCGACGGCATCGATGAGGTCCTGGACGGTCGTGGTCACCTCGATGGGCGCCTCGTCGTCCCAGGCGACGGTGAAGGTCTCGCGCAGGCTGGCCACTACTGGGTGCTCCCCTCGACCTTGGTGGCGATGCGTTCGAGCTCGCGGGCGTAGCCGGCGAGCCACACGGGTTCGGTGGCCCGGGCGGCGTCGATGGCGAAGGGTTGCGCGGCGATATGACGCCGGGGCCAACCCCAGTGGATGGGACCGGCGTAGGGCACCCGGGCCGAGCCGAACCGCACGACCGCCCGCCGGGCCACCCGGCTCACCCGGCCCGAGGCGGCCAGCCGGCCGGTGCGGCGCGGGGCCCGGGCAGTCGCCGCGTTCAGCACGATGGTGCCCGCCCGCTGGCTGGCGTCCTTCAGCTCGTCGAGGTCGGCCTCGGCGTCGCGCATGGCGCGGATGAACGCCGAGAGACCCTGGACGCGTACCGCCTCCTGGCTCACTCGAGCTCCTCGGCCCCGTAGTCATCGCCGGGGGACGCCTCGCCCGGCGCCTCCTCCGAGGTCTCGCCCTGGGCCTGCTCCGAGGTCTCGCCCTGGGCCTGCTCCGAGGTCTCGGCTGGGGCGTCCTCCGAGGTGTCGGCCGGGGCCTGGACGGGGGTCTCGCCTGCCGCGTCGTCCGGGGTCCCCGGCTCGACCGTGGACGGTGGACCGTCCACGGTCGAGGCGGCGGTGGCGCCGGTGACGGCGGGCCAGGTGAAGACGGGGTCGTCCTGGCATGGCCACTCGAAGTCGGTGGTGAGCCGGGTGTTGACGTCGCCGCCGATCTCGACGGCGCGGACCTGGACGGTGCCAGTGACCTCGAACGTCGAGGTGTTGGGCTGCCAGCTGTACTCGACGACCTCGAGGTTGTTCTCGACGGAGTACTGCACGAACCCGTCGGGCGAGTCGAAGTCCTGAATGGAGGTGCCGGCGAGCGACCAGGAGGTCTTGACGTCGGGGGCGAGCTTGTCGCCGCACAGCGTTTCGACCTCGTCGCCGGTCTCGTCGTGTGACGGGCTCACCCGGACATTCGTCTGCTGACACGCGAACTCGGTGCCGCCTACCCCGGCGGCTCCGCCGAGGGTGAGCTTGCCGGTCTTGAGTCTGGCTTCGTTGACGGCCACGGAGGCCTCCTTCAAGCGATGGGTTCGCTCCAGGCGAGCAGGTAGGCCGGATAGTCGATGCCGGCGAGGTTGAGGTTCACGAGCTGGGCCGACTCGAGCGGCAGGACCGCCTCGGCTGCGGCCACGAGGTCGTCGAGGATTCCCCAGGAGTTGCGGTCCAGTCCCGTGGGAGCCGGCGCCATGGCGGCGAGCTCCCAGCGGGCGGTGAACCCGCAGCTCACGTCGAAGGTCCGCCCGGGCGGGGGGACGAGGATGCAGGGCGGGATGGCCGCGGAGGGGTCGGTGGTGGCCCGCACCTCCTGGGAGGTGAGGGCGGTGACGATCTCCGCGGCCCGTTCGACGGTGGCGGTCATGCCATCACCGGGCTGGCCCAGGGCGAGATGAGCCGCCGGATGTCGGGATCCCGGCCGGGGATGAGGGCCTGGCCCGTGTCGTCGGTACCGACCACGCCGGTGGGGCTGTTGGCCCGGGCGACGAGCCGGTTGGTCCACAACAGGACCGCCTGGGCCACTTCGGGCGGGCAGACGTCTCCGGCGTCGGCCGGGATCCTCGTGGTCCGTTCCTTCACCGCTGCGGTGGCGGCGGCCAGGGCCTCGGTGATCCGGGCGTCGTCGATCCCGTCGGGGACGCGGGCCCAGGCCTTGTACCGGTCGAGGTCGGGCCAGGTGCTCGCCGGGTCAGGGGGCCAGGTCACCGGTCAGCTCTTGGCGCTCGAGCGCTTCTCGGGCTCCTCGGACCTGTCGGCGTCCTTCGGGGTGGTGCTGCGGCCGGCGGTGCCGACCACGCCGGCGGGTGGGGTGAGCTTGACCAGGGCCGACGGTGCCACGATGCAGTCGGCCATGTAGCCGTAGAAGGCGATGGCGACACCGAGGAGGGAGGGTTCGACGGCTTGGACCTGGCCGCCGACGGTCTCGTAGAACTCGACCGCGGCGTTGTCGCCGATGATCGCGGTGCCGGCGGTGAAGTGGCCGTCGACGGCGAGACGTAGCCCGGCGACGGACCCCTGGAACATGTTGGTGGGTCCGAGGTCGCCCATGGCGTTGCCGGGGGCGACGGTGGGGAACAGGGGCCGCCCGGCGGTGTCGACGAGGGCGCCGAGCTGGGCCCACACGTCGACGGACACCCACATGGTGTTGGCCATGCGGTTGTCGGGCCCGGCGACCATGGCGGCGGCCTCGTAGATGGCGGTCAGCCACCCGACGGAGTCGTTGGTCGCGACGGGAACGGTCTGGGTGACGCCGGCGACGAGGTCGTCGGTGAACTGGTCGTCGGTGTCCTGCGCGTACATGGCCGCGAGGTCGGCGACGAGGATGTCGAGGATCGCCGGGTCGGTCCAGTCGCGGTCCTGGAACGACAGGTTGACCCACCCGCCGCGGGTCATCTTGGTGACCGTCTTCGGGTCGATCTTCAGCGGCTGGGAGGGCAGTGCCGTCTTCTCGGCGGTCTGGTTGCCGACGTTGGTGTGCTGGGACACATAGGGGCGCTGGAACGTCTTGCCACCGGCGGGCAGCGGCCGGATCGTGGCCGCCTCGATCGCCGGGCGCCGCGACGAGATGGACGTCCAGACGGGCCCCAGGATCGGGGTCGGCAACACGCCGGGGGTGTCGGCGGTGGTCATGTTGGCCCGGTAGGACTCGAACCGGGCCCGGGCCTGCTCGTCGCGTCCGCCCGGGAAGTGCTGCGAGCCGGCGATGTAGTCGTAGAGGTACTCGCCCGCCGAGCGATAGACCTCGCCGCGCCCGGTTCCTCCCGCCGGCGCGGGCGTCGCGGCACCCGACGCGCCGGCGGGAGCGGAGCCGGTGACCGGTCCGATGCCGGCCATGAGCTCCTGGTAGGAGCCCTGGGCCCGGGCGAGCTCGGCCTCGGTGGCGAGCTCGGCGTCGAGGTGGGTGAGGGCCTCGCGGCGGGTGTCGACGGCGGACTGCTCGGCATCGGTGAGGTCGCGGTCATCGGCGGCGGCGCGCTCGCACATCTCGGTGAGCTCGCCGAAGGTGGACTCGCGCTGGTGCTTGAGCCAGTCGAGGCGTCGGGTGGAGGTGGCGGACTGGGGCATGGCGGCATCTCCCGCGGCGGGGGTCGACGAGGTTCGTCGTCCAGCTGGGGGAGGCCACCCGACAGCGGGTGGGGGAGGCCCGGCGAGGCCCTGGCCGGGGGAGTCCCCGCTCTAGTGCGGGGGGAGGCCGGCGGGCGGACTGTCCTGGCGCACGGTAGCGAGCAACTCCGCCAGGGCGTCGCGGCGAGGGGTCACCGGCCCGGCACCGTCCACGGTGGACGGTGGACGGTCGCTGTCGTGGTCGTCGTGGCCGGCGAGGGCGGCGCGGAGGGCCTCGACGCGGGCGCCGAGGTAGGCGCCGGCGGGGACCAGGGCGACGTGGCTGATGGCCCGCACGGCGCGCCGGTGCAGGACCTGGGCGCCGAGGGCCTCGTGCCACTGCTGTTCGGATTCGCCGGGCACGAACGCGATCGACATGGCCGGGGTCTGGCCGTCGCGGATCTTGTAGGCGGCGGCCCGGCCGTCCTCGGTGTCATCGAGGCGGAGCACGACCCGGAGGCCGTCGGGGCCGTCGTGCCATTCCTGGCCTCGCCCGACCCAGGCGCCCATGCCGACCCGTTCGGGGTGTTCGAGCTGGACCTTGCAGCGCCGGGCCGGCCAGCGCTCGACGACCTGGGCGAACGCGCCGGGGTCGAAGGTCTCGTGGTAGGGACCGGCACCGTCGTCGGCCCGGGCGATCTCGCCGTAGGGGGCGGCGAGGCCGACGACGGTGCGCCCGTCCGTCTCGAGGTCCACGGGGGCGAACGAACGGTACAGGAGGGGTGGCGGGGACATCGGGCCTCCCTAGGCGGATTCCAGTTCCCGCAAGGTGACGGGGATGGCGTCGACGAACTCGAGGCCGGGCAGGCCGACGGCGAACGCGGCGGAGCGGGGATCGACGCCGGAGCGGACGAGCAGACCGAAGGCCTCGGCCTTCTGGCGCAGCTCCTCGCCTTCGCTGACCGCCGCCGCCTCGGCCAGTGCACCCAGCGGGGGCAGGTCGATGAGGGCGCGGCCCTCGTCGCGGGTCATGAGCTGGTTGCCGTAGCCCTGCACGGCGATGGCCATGCGCTCGGCGATGTCGGGGCGCAGCACCGCCGCGGTCTGGAACCGGGCCTCGACCTCGCGGGGCAGACAGTATGTGGAGAGCTGCTGTTCGAGCGGCTCGAGGTAGCCCATGACCGTCGTCGACAGGAACTGTTGGAAGACGTCGGTGATGTTCCGGTAGGTCATCGACGGCGAGTCGAGGCCGAGGAGCGCGCCCGGGATCCCGCACGCCATGGCCAGCTTCTGGTCGTTGGCCTTGCGGGTGTCGGCCAACTGGGCCTTCTCGGCATCGCTGTTGAGCTCGTTGACCTTCACGCCGGCGGGGGTGACGAGGGCCTTGCGGAGCCGGGCGTTCTCGTCGTACTTGGCCTTGAGCTCCAGGGCTTGTTCCTGGGAGAGGTCCGGGTCGGGATGCTCGATGTGCGCCGGGGGCACGGCGCCGCCCTCGAAGTAGCGGGTGGCCCACCGCTCGGCCGCCACCGACGCGATGATCAGATCCTTGTGGCTGTCGAGCAGGCCCCGGCCGACGAGCTCGCCGACCTCGTTGTTGCGCATCACGTGGAACACGTCGCTGGCCGGGTAGCGGGTGGCCGAGATCGTGTACCAGATCGACCCGTCGGGCATCTGCTCGACTTCCCACTGGCCGTTCGGCACCGGGTACATAACCTCGGGCCAGCCGCTCGGGCCGTTGTTGCCCAGCACGGCCACGTAGTTGCCGCGCAACGCCGAGGACCTCAGATACTCGCGGACCCAGTCGGCCAGCACCCGGTTCGGTCCCGGAGCCGGGTTGCGCAGGATCGTCGGGGTCTCCTCGAGTCGCTGCCCGCCGACGTGGGCGTCGAGGCCCATCTGGGTGACCAGTGCCGTGGCGATGTCCAGGAACGCCGAGACGACGGGCAGGCCCTGGGCCTCGGCGTCGGTGGCCGTCAGGCTGGTGGCCTCATAGGTGCTGGGCCAGTTCCCGAACTGGGCGTACTGGAAGGCGGCGAGCGCCTGCAGGCCCCCGGGCGTGGTGGTGGCCACCGCGGTCGTGTGCGGGCGGGCGGCACGGAACAGGTCAGCCAGCAAGGGTGGCCTCACGTGCACGCTGGCCCCGCTCTGCAGCGACGCCCACCACCAGGATCCCCGCGCCACCGGCGCCGAGACCCCACACGAACCCGGCCTCGAGGCCGACGGCGACGGCCAGCATCACGAGACCCGCCAGCTGGGCGAGCACATGCCACGACTTGGACACCAGCCGCATGCCCGTCAGTATGCCGGTACGGTCAAACGCCGTGGACCGTGGACCGTCGACGGTGGGAACACTCGACATCGGCCTCCTGCGCCAGGCGGCGACGGAAGTGCTCGCCGTGGCCCACGCCGTCCCGCCCTCACCGTTCGGCCTGGGCATCGGCGGGCGGCTGGTGCAGATCGCCGACGAGCTCGCCGGCCTCGTCATACAGCTCGAAGGCCTCGACGACCTCGACGGCGCCTAGTCCGAGATGACGGGCAGGGACCGGAACTCCTCGATGTCGGCGGGGTCGGTGATCATGCGGGGAGGGCTACCACGCTCGCCGGCGAGGCCGTCGATGTACTGCATCAGCCCGATCTGGGCGGGCCGGGGGATATGCCGCCGGCACAGCTCCCCTGAGCGGTACACGAGCTGGTAGACGCCCGGATCGTCGGGGATCGTGAGCGCCCGGGCGCCCGTGTAGGACGAGGCCAGGGCCCGGTTGATTTCCTGGTTGACGACCTGGCGAATGCAATCGAGGTCGTCCGGTGATAGCGGCACGTCCCCTCCGTTCCAGAGCGGGGCCCGGTCGAGGTAGCCCGTGGGGTCGATGTTGGATCCGCCTTCCCACAGCTCGAGGTGAGCGTGGGAGCCGGTGCTCGAGCCGGTCGAGCCGATGTACGCCACCGTCGTCCCGGCCGCCACCCACCCCGAGTGGACCGCCGTGCCGGAGTGGTGGAACGACTTGAACATGTCGCCGCCGTTGACCACCCACGACCAGTAGCCGGCGCCGCCGTCCTCATAGCCCGTGGTCACCTGGCCGTCGAAGGGTGCGATGACCGGCGCACCGTAGGGCGCCGCGTAGTCCACGCCCCGGTGCCAGGATCCGGCCGCCCCGGTGATGGGATCGATCCGCTGGCCGTAGCCCGAGGTCTTCGCATACCGCTCGAGCAGCGGGAACCACGTCAGCTCGCGCACACCTGGGCACGGTACCGGCGGCCCGGCGGATCCTCGCCCGGCCCTTCGTACCCTCGGCGCATGGCCGAGCCTGAGGAGACCCGCCGACGGCTCGACTCGACCGGCCGGCGGCTCGTGATCGCCGAGACCGCCGGGTTCGGGCTCATCGTCTTCGCCCTCTCCCAGGTCTACGCCGACCCGTGGCGGGCCGTGGGAGCGCTCGGCGCAGCGCTCATCTGGGTGTGCCAGCTCATCGACCGGCGCACCACCCCACTCGGCCGCCGTTAGCGATTCCCTAACGTCCACCGTGGACGGTGGACGGTCAGCTCCCGCGAC